TTATATTATTAAAAAAAAAAAAAAAAAAAAAAATAAATAACAACACCCAGACTCCCTAACTGTAGTCAAAAGTGATGAATTGCCCCTACTCCCTCCCTCCCACCTATCGGCTAACTCACTGTCAGTCAGTCACTTACGGCGTTTTCATCGGTGAGAATCAGGTTAGGATTGGCCTAGAAAGCGACGGGTATTAGCCTAGAATCAGCTATATGTAGGTTCGAATAGTGTTATTGAGCATATGTTCTACACTAACAACATACAATATAATATTATAACTAATAATATTGTTATTTATTGATAGGCAGACTTCGGATTACAACCTATGCTACGCATTTAGCATGGCTCCGAGTATTTTAAGATAAGCTGGGGGAGCTTATGTCTCAGTCTATTAGTTAGACTGTTGATTCATTACGTCGAATCGTCGCAGCGCATCGCAGAATCGTTCATAATCGCGCTGCCATGAAAGCTCATTATCGTAGAATGGCGCAAAACGATATTCAAGAATCCACAGTGTTCTGAGTGTCATTATTTTACCTTTTTTGCTAAGTCAGCAATTTTCTGTAATGTCTCTGCTCGTGTATATCCATACTCAAGATACACGCGCATTAACTTGATTAGAAGCTTCTCACTATCAGTTAAAATCATATATTCCTCAGTAGTAAAGTAGGGGATAGTTTGATGTCCTATCCCCTATGTTGTTACTTCGCGGCCGAGCTAGCAGCAAGCAAAGCTTCGACTTGCTTACGCGCCGTATCCTCGGGAATACCCAAACGGATATAATCCCGAATCATACGCTCCTTAATGTCATCGGCAGAAACTTCAGACGGACGATATGGCAGAAGTGCAGCCTGATACGCATTGCTACGCGCGTTAGCCTTGAGCGTATCATTTACCATATCCAGCAATGACCATTCCTTTTCAGTCATTACATTCTGTGCTTCGTCGAGAGTGTTACAGAGTTTGTAATCGAAAGCCTTTTCGATTTTCTTACCCTGTTCAGGATGACCCTCGGGAACCTTGAACGTGAAAGACGCGACCTTGGTTTCCATTTTCGATTCTCCTAACATGGGCGGAATTGCCCAACCGACGAAATGATTCTATCACAACTCGCGAACGATGTCAAGAATATTTCACCTGCCTTTCGGAAAAAATGCGCCGGGAATTTGCGCAAGCTCTTGAACAGTTTTGTAAGTTCCCCATTCGCCCATGGCCCAAATAAAACCATTAGCGAAACTTACATACTTGGCAGGAACATAAATGTAACGCGAAGTTCCTGCTGGTGCTTGGTCGATTGTGACTGTGATGTAATTCATACAATAATATAGAGCATACGACATGCCAACTATAATGGAATGTCAGAGTGTGCAATCATATGTAATAGTGTATAATTTTGAACTGACAAAGTACGTCACTTTGACACCTTTTGTCAACCAAATAGTGTCATCACAGATTTGCTCAGATTTATAATATTATACACATTTTATTTTTCTTATGCCAATTACAATTTCCGCGTGTTTACATTTCTTCCTACGATTGCACATAATTGCACTATGGCATGGTATCTGAACTGCACATAACTATACATAATTGCACACTTTATTATTCATGCCAACATGCACACGGTTGCACCTGGCATAAGGAAATACTTATGCAATACTGTGCAATGATGTGCAGTTCTGTACGAAAATAAATGGCATGGTTATTGTTGCGCATAATTGCACACTATTATACACAATGACCCTTCACACTCCTATACACATCTGCACAGTAGGTACCATATGTGCACACAATTGCGCGATATTCCAATCATCAGACGGGAAACAATTGTATAAATTAAAATGTATATAAAGTTTAAAAATAGGGTCCCATATATAGTAACATGATAATATTATACATACACAGAAATTTGACTTTCAGTCTAAGGTATGGTAGACTATCGAATCCAATGGTCCGACTGAAAAACGGACAATATTATTTTTAGGATAGGTTAGATAAGGAGAAAGAAAGATGCCTGCTACACTCACAATCACAGCTAAGTCCGGTCCCAATATTCAGAATACTGCTGCTGTATTTCCTAACTTAGGGGCTCTTCTATTTTTGCCAGATAGGAGAATCCTTCAGGCATTCACAGGTGGAGATACTAATAGTCCGCCTGAGAAGGAATTTGACTTGACTGGTGTTACTACTATTACTGGAACTATTAGCGGAACGGGTCAGACTCTATCTATTACTGTTTCATAATTTATTTTAATTAATAATCTTGGGTAAGAAAAAATTATCTGAGACGGAGGTTATAGGAATGAGTCCACAGTTAGTTGCAGTATTGCTAGCATTTCTACAAAAGGAAGCCACAGCTAATCCTATGTTAGCTGGAAATTTCCTTAAACATATTCTTGACCAGAAAAAAGTAGACCCAAATATCGAAGCTATTGTAATAGAAGCTGTCGATACTTTCCTCCCCATAGTGTTGCAATCCATTAAATTGTAGGAGTAATAATGGCATCAACAACACCTTCTCCCATCCCTAGCACACCAACTCCTACCTCCCCTACATCTAAAGTAACAGATGATGCATTGTTGAAAATGGATACATTAACTATCACTGACCCAACATTACTATTGCGCAAGCTCGGATTATATCTAACTGCACATGACGGACTAGAATCAAATATTGGACTTACGCATGATTATTGGACTTGTCTATCACAATATAGAATGGCTCTGAATAAATCATAGGTTTATATTATGCCAATGGGAATAGTTTCGGATACTGATTTTGAAAATGAATTAAGAAAGAATCAGTCTGATGATATATCACAAGGAACTATTAAAGAAATTAATCGTGGCAGAGGATTAGGAAACGTTGAAGTTCCTGATTCATTACGTAAAGTTATTGGTGAGACTGCAAATCTAGATGGACGTGATGAAGCTATTAAATTAGCTGAATCTTTCGGTATCAGTCCATCATCTGTATCAGCATATACTAATGGTTCAACATCCACTAAATCATACAATGAACAACCTAACTTAAATCACATTAATAAAGCTAAGGAACGAATATCTAAACGCGCGAGGGTTAAACTATTCGCAGCCTTAGAACAGATTACAGAAGAAAAATTAAGTGGTTCTAAAGCGAAAGACTTATCTAGCATAGCTAGAGATTTGTCCGCAGTAGTTAAAGAAATGGAACCTGAACAACCCAAGATTGCAGCAACTAGTGATGGACCTAAATATATTATCTATGCACCACAATATAAGAAGGAAGAACACTTTGAAGTTATCCAGGCTAAGGAATAGAGATGACATTTAAAGCATCAGTAGGATTTCCATTCTTATTAACTCAGAATTCAATAGTATCACTTCCAACTGATGGATTGTATCGTCTTACATGTGATGATGCAACTGCTACATTTCAAGTAAGTAATGACCCCACCTTCGCGGTGAATAATCCAGCAACATTATCAGGAAGTGGATTTGATAATGCTTTCGCTTTCATTCGCGTAACTAATAAAGATGCAACAATCTGTTGTAAGAAGTGGCATGCATAATGGCTTTCCCTATACTAGATTTTGGCGTACCGACAACTATGCTACAGAATCAAATCTTTGCACTTCCTTCTGATTCTGTGGCTCAGATTAGTCAATCGTCGTTTGGAGTTAATACTTTCGATACTTCTAATGACCCTGCGTTTGGGGCATTCTTTCAGACTGGTAATAGTCAGTTTGTAGTTGGTAGGGCATTCATTAGATGTAACGCGGGAACTGTAATAGTAACCGCAGTTAGAGCAGGTTAGTATGATTAAACTAACCAAAGTAATCTCTGGATATCTTCCACCTGAAGATGGTCCATTTGAATGTGAAAATTGTCATTACTTTAAGAAGCCTAACTCATGTGAAATTGTTGAAGGTGATATAGACGCTGAAGGTTGTTGTAATCTCTTTACTGAAACTTCTGATTCTGTGAAAGAATCTAAGGATGATTAGTGGCCTTTGATAAAGGATTCTGGAGGCCAACTCCTAAACAAGAACAATTTCTTTCTCTACCTCTATCTATATTCGAAGGATTATATGGTGGAGGAAACGCTTCTGGTAAGTCAGACGTATTATTAATGTATGGTCTTGTGCATCGATGGCATGAGAATCCCGCATTCAAACAAGTATTTCTTAGAAGAACATTTCCTGAACTACGTAATGAAATAGTCCCGCGGAGTCGCGAAATATATCCTAAGTTTGGTGCATCATTCAATAAGACAGACATGACTTGGACATTCCCTAGATTAGACCAATACGGTGGAACTGGATTAGCTAATCAGGGTGCTATGATTTTCCTTGCGCATTGCGAGGAAGAAAACGATGTCCATAAATACGACTCAATGGAAATTAATCTCTTTACTCCTGACGAACTCACATCTTCTACAGAATACATATATCTTTATATTGGATTCACCAGAGTTAGAACCTCTGTTAGAAACCTTCCTGCTATCATTAGAGCAGCGGGAATGCCTGGAGGTATTGGACATACATTTGTTAAAAAGCGATTCGTCGCTCCATATCCTGAAGGTGGTAAAATCATCATTGGGAAAGGTGGAGTAAAACGAATTTATATTCATTCTACTGTAGCAGATAATCCACACGCGGACCCAGAATATTCTAAGAGACTAGATGGTATTCCAAATGAAGCAGAACGTAAAGCTAGAAAGTATGGAGATTGGGATTCTTATCAAGGACAAGTCTTTGATGAGTTTAGAGAGAAAAGATATCCTGATGAACCTGCGAACGCATTACACGTAGTGCAACCTTTCGAAATCCCTGAATGGTGGCCTAGATTTGTAATAGGTGATTGGGGATTTGCGGCTATGGCATATATTGGATATTATGCCGTATCGCCTCAAGGGAGAGTATATCTTTATCGTGAACGGTATTGGCTCAAGACTAAGATAGCGGAATGGGGACCAGTAGTTAAAGATGATATTGATAAAGAGAATCCTAGAATAATTAAGTTCTGTCGTTCAGCTAATCAAGACAGAGGACAAGAACATACTATTCAGCAACAGATTGAACAGGAATTAGAGAAGCCTATTGAACTATCAGCTAATACACCAGGTTCGCGGATCTCTGGTAAAATGATGGTTCACGAATATCTTAGATGGAAGCCACGTCCTGTTATTCCTCCATCTGAGATGCCAGTCTATTCCGAAGAATATGCTATGTGGATTCTTAGGAATAAGGGATTAGAATCATACAAGGATTACCTGCATTTATTCGACCCACCAGAACCTGAGACTGATATTCCTAGATTACAAATATTCTGTTGCGAGGAACCTTTTCACGAAGGTCATCCTAACTGTTGTCCATTAATGATTGATACTATTCGCGCGTGCTCATATGATAGAAAAACTAAAGATGGTAAACCTGCTGAAGACGTAGCGGAGTTTGATGGGGATGACCCCTATGATGACTTACGTTATGCTTGTGATACAGCAGATAGATATTTTACGGAAGCTAGTAATGAATTTGCCAAAATACAGAAGCGCGATGCAATAACTAGAGCTTTGCAAGATAACAAAGATTGGACAGCATACTATCGTAATATGCGAACTGTGGAGTCTACCAACAAGATGCAAGTAGTTAGTAGATTTCATAAGAGGCGATACTAATGGCTAATGTATATCTAGTAAGACATGGTGATGCTAAGGGAACTAAAGGTAAGTTTCATGGACTAAAAGATGTTCCACTAACTAAAGAAGGTGTAGATGAAGCCGTTGCTATTGGTGACAAATTAGCTAAATCTAAAGTTGACTTTAAAAAGATTTTTACATCACCATTATCAAGGACTAGAGATACTGCCGATATTATTTCTGAAGCAACTGGATTACAAGTTGAATCACGTAATGAATTACTTCCACTTGATTTGGGAGAATATGTCGGGAAATCTACAGATACATATCAAGAAGATGTTCAGCATTTTCTAAAGAATCCTAAAGAACAAATTCCAAACGGGGGAACTGTTGACGAGTGGGCAAAGAAATATATACCGTTTGCAAATAAGTTTCTATATGATAAAACTGATGATAATTATATTTTTGTCACTCATGGTAGGAACATCCTGCTCACCAAAGCAGACATGAAATTAGGCAATAATTATAAGTATGATAATGATTTTCTATCAAAGACTGATATCTCAACTGAACATGGTGGTTATGCTGTGGCGAATGGAGATAAGAATCAATTCGCTATTGTAAATGCTAGAAAAACTTCAGCGGGTGTATCTTGAATCTTAGTGAATTAGAACCTCATTTTGTAATACATACAAAAAGAAATGAAGATAAAATAGATGTTTATACAGAATTATTAAGTGAAGCAACAGGAATATTTTTTCTATGTCCAGTTTGTTTTAAAAAGAATAATGGACCAATAGGAACACATGGAATAATTGTAACCTTTATAGGAAAAGATGTTCCTGATGATTTGGGTTCACATAATAAGGAAGGACAACCTACTAGATGGAACGTCAGTGGAACTGATTATAAAGATTTAACTTTGACTCCATCTATTGATATTAGTCGTGATTCACCTGGCGAGTGGCATGGATTTATTACTAATGGAGAGGTGTCATAATGTTATTACTAGATTGGTATAAACAATGGTTAGACCTTCGTATTGAACATAAGGAAAAACAACTTATGTTGAATAAGGAGATTGAAAAACCATGTGACTCATGTGAAACTCTAAAGGAACAACTATCTATTGCTAATCATGAAAGAGAAAAACTATTAGCTCGTATTATGGAAAAGCCAGAACCTATTCCTAATGTGCCTTTGGCACCAGTTACTATGCCACGAATGGTTCCTTGGAATGTTCGTAGGCAAATGTTAGAAGCTGAAGATAGGGCTAGAGCTAAAGCTATAAAGGAAGCGGCTAAAGCTGATACTCCTGAAATTAATAAGAAATCTGTTGAAGAACTAGAAAAAGAGATGGATAATGCCGCAACCGAACGCGAACGTTCCGCAGAATCAAGTAATTGATGAATCAATGCAACGTGCATTGAGGAAGGTATTGGCTGAACGTCCAGACATTAAACCTGTGTCTGCATCTCCATCTAATTCAATGTCTTTAACTGGATGGATGATGCCTCGCGGAGCTATAGCAGTTACTAATCCATTCTCAGGGAATGTTACTTATAATCGTGATATGATGCAGGGACAAGACCCTGAACAAGTATTAATGCATGAACTTACTCATAGTAAACAAGCACAAACTACTCCTTGGTATAAGACTGCTCTATCATTATTTGCACCAGATGAAAAAGTTCCTGCTGGTATTCCTGCTGGTAGTCCTATGAATGACCCATATCAATGGCGTCCACGAGAAATGGAAGCATATCAAGCAGAACGTGACCGTGCTGGTAAGATGAATATTCCTTACTATACTGACCCTGTTACTGGTTCTAGAGATTTACAATTACCTAGTCAAACTAAACAAAGGGGAATTAACACAGGACCATCATTCATGGGGAAGTAATATGCCATTTCCAAAATTTGCTGTTAAGGGTAATAAAAGCGATTTAAGTGCCTTTCCTGCAATGAAAAGAAGGAAAGATAATCCTCAAGCTACTAAGAATCAAAAGAAAATGAGAGCTGGTAATACTATAGATACTGGTCCTTCCAATAAATTCTTTAAGAAGTTAGGTGGTGTATAATGCCTATGGATACTGGACCTATGGGCGGTGGTTTCTGGAATAGAATGGGTCAAGCTGCTCCATCTATGGCTGGTGCTATGGGTGGTAGTCCACAACAGCAACAACCTAATTTAGGCGATGCAATAGGTGCTACTGTTGGTGGAATGATGAATCGTCGTAAGAGGGGTAAGGGACCAGGTGTTAATCCTTCAGCTGGTGCTCCTGGTAATCCATATAGTAAAGTACAATTTGGTGCTCCTCCACAGGGTAGTCAACCTCCTATGGGTGGAATGCCTGGTATGGGTGGGCCTCCTCAGATGGGTGGACCACAAAATAATCCTAATATTAGTCCTATGTGGAATCCATATCAGCAAGGTGGACCACCGCCACAAATGGGTGGAGGTATGCCACCACAAGGTATGGGCGCACCAATGCAAGGTGGAAGTCAAGTTCCAGGACTTAATAGACCAGTGATGTTCTAATGTCGAAAAAACTACCGTCTGAAGAAATTCAGAGATTACTTAAAGAAGTAGTTTCACATTTTGATAAAGAAGATACAGCTGTGCGCGAACGACAAATACGCACATGGCGTAGACTTAAACTATTTTGGGAAGGATTCCAGAAAGCTTGGTATTCTGAAGTAGCACATGATTGGAGAATTTGGAATGAAGAATCAGATGATTCTGATACTGACCAGTCTTATTACGATAAGCCTATTAACATATTCCGTGCTTATCTTGAATCAATTATTGCAGCTTTAAGTATAACTGTTCCTCCAGTCAAGTGTTATCCTGACGATGCGACAAATCCGCTGGATGTATCGACAGCGAAAACAGGGGATAAGATTGCTAAACTAATTTATAGACATAATGATATAGCTTTACTTTGGCTACACGCATTATTTATTTACTGTACAGAAGGAATGGTAGCTTGTTATACTTATCCTAAACAGGATGATGAGTATGGAAGTTATGATTCACCACATTATGAAGATGAAGAAGAAATTCATCAATATACTACTTGTCCTAATTGTGGACATGCCATTGATGACCAGACTATTACTCCTGAAGTTCAAGCTGCGCAAAAGAAATTACAACAACAGAGAGATAAGTTTGACCCAGGACCATCAGATGTAGATATACAAGACATCGTTCAGAATGATGGAACTGATTTGTGTCCTGCATGTCTACAATCTGTAATGCCTCAAATTTCTGAGGAAACACTTACTATTACTAAATTAATTGGAACTACACGAGAACCTAAAACTAGAATGATGATGGAAGCGTATGGTGGTCTTTATGTTAAGATTCCCAATTACGCAAAGAAACAATGTGATATTCCATATCTAATTTTTAGTTATGAAACTCATTATACTAATGCATTAGAGAGATTTGAACATCTTGATAATGAAAAATTGAATGCTAAAATTTCTACTGAACTAGGTCCAAAAGACCCATATGAACAATGGGGTAGATTATCTCCTCAATATCAAGGTGAATATCCTATCAATGCTGTGACTATTAGGAATGCTTGGCTTAGACCATCAGCATTCCAAGTTCTTAAAAATAAAGAAGATGTTGGAAAGCTCAAGAAACTTTACCCTAATGGTGCTCGTGTTGTATTGGTGAACGATGCATTTGGTGAAGCGGAAGATGAAAATCTCGACGATAGGTGGACTCTTACTCATAATCCTCTTTCTGATTATCTACATCACGACCCTCTTGGATTGTTGCTTGTTTCAATTCAGGAGATAACAAACGACTTAATCTCATTAACTATTCAAACTATTGAGCATGGTATTGGTCAAACGTTTGCTGACCCTGCTGTTTTGAATTTTAATTCATATCGTCAAATGGAAACTGTTCCAGGTGCGATATATGAAGCTACTCCTAAAACTGGTAAAGCTATTGGGGATGCATTCTATCAAGTTAAGACTTCTAGTCTTTCACCTGAAGTAATGCCATTCTCTCAGAATATCCAGACATTAGGTCAGTTAGTATCTGGTGCTCTGCCAAGTCTATTTGGTGGAGCTATTCAGGGTTCTGAGACTGCATCACAATATTCTATGTCCCGCGCGCAGGCATTACAGAGACTTCAGAATACTTGGAAAATGTTTACTCTTTGGTGGAAGAATATCTTCGGTAAAGTTATTCCGATGTATATTGAGGAAACTAGAGACCAAGGAGACGATAAAGATGTTCAACTTAATAGAGATGGAAATTTTGTTAATGTCTTTATTCGTAAGGCTGAAATGGAAGGAAAGATTGGAAAGATTGAACTAGAATCTAATGAAAATCTTCCAATGACTTGGGCACAACAGAGAGATGTGCTCATGCAACTATTACAGGGTGCTAATCCTGAAATTCTACAAATGCTTGGTGCTCCAGAAAATCTACCACTCCTTAAAGACCATATTGGATTGGAAGATTTCTTTGTTCCAGGTGAAGATGATGTTGAAAAGACATACGATGATATTAAACTACTTTTGAATTCTGCACCTATTGAAACTGGTGACCCACAAAATCCAGAAGTACCATCAGTAGATATTGACCCTATTTATGATAATCATCAGGTTGCATTTGAAATTGTTCGTAAGTGGGTAATTAGTGAAACAGGGCGTGATGCTAAGATTACTAATGAGCAAGGATATAAGAATGTCTTGCTATATGGTAATATGCATCATCAACAATTAATAATGCAGGGACAACAACAAGCACAAGCTGAGGCAGCGCAAGGTGCAGCGCCTGCTAAAAAGCCAGATTCAACTAAAACAAAAGAAGCACCCATAACCGGAGAATCCGATGTTCATCAAGCATCTGCAACTGTTCAGTAAAGCTACAGATAGTGGCGCTGGTGGTGGACCTGCTGGCGATACTAAAATCCTACCTGCTGGTGATAGTAAGGAGGATTTTATTGAATTTCTGGCTGATGATGACGAGCCAGAAACAATACCACTTGGAGACTCTAAAGAAATCGGAAAAGATAAGACTTTACCGAAGGAAGGTAAAGATGATGATAAAATTATTGCTAAAGGAGATGAGTCAGAGGAAGAAGAACCTGACGAATTAGAATTACTAGAAGAAGAATTAGAAGAACCTTCTGATGACCAACTTGAACTAGTTACACCTGTTAGACGACGTGAAATTCTAGCTAAGTATCCTCAACTCTTTAAAGACTTTCCATATCTTGAGAAAGCCTATTATCGTGAACAGCAATATACGGAACTACTTCCAACTATTGAAGACGCGAAAACTGCTGTTGAGAAGTCTAATATTCTCGATGGATTTGAACGCGATGTAATGAATGGGAATATTGGAACTATTCTCAAATCAATTAAAGATACTAATGAGAACGCTTTCTATCGTATTGTGGATGGATATCTTTCGACTCTCAATGCTGTTGATGAAAAAGCTTATCTTCACATTCTAGGAAACGTTGCAAAGCATACCATTATGACTATGATTCAAGAATCACGTAGACTAGGCGTAGGAACTGAAAAAGAACCTGGTCAGGGAATGGCACTACAACAGGGTGCTCATATTCTGAATCAGTTTGTATTTGGAAGTTCAGAATGGAAGCCTCCGACAAATCTTTCACGAGATGAAAAACCAGAAGATAATACTCGTGAGAAACAGCTTTCTGAACGTGAACAAGGTTTTATTAGACAGCAATTTGAAACTGCGCGTGGAGAGTTGAATTCTCGTGTGAATAATACACTACGCAATACGATTGAGGCTAACATTGACCCTAAACAGTCAATGACTGAGTATATCAGGAAAACTGCTTCTCGTGAGGCGCTAGATACTCTTGAAAGACTTATCAATCAAGATACTCGATTTAAATCATTAATTGACAAACTTTGGGAATCAGTATTCAAGAGTAACTTTAGCAGAGAAGCAACTGAACGGATTAAATCTGCCTATGTTAGCAAAGCAAAAACACTGTTGCCTTCAGTCATTAAAAAGGCTAGAAATGAAGCTTTGCGTGGTATGGGTAAGCGTGTAAAAGATGGTGACGAACAAGAAGAAACGACCCTAAAACAGGGTCCAATTGCGCCGGGACGGCCACGTTCCCAAACTAATACTGGCAAAATCACGAGCGCAAAAGAAATTCCAAAAGGAATGACAACATTAGAGTTCCTTAATTCAGATTAGGCTTCAAGGAGTTTCATGGCTGTAAACGCACTTAGGACAGTTACTATTGTTTATTCTGGTGATGTAAACGGTAGTGAAACTCTGCCAGCGGCTGCTAATGCAGTTTCTCCAGGTAGTATAACTATTCATAGTTTAGCTGCCGGAGATAATACCATTACAGTCCCTACGGGTGGAAGCACCGTAAAAGGAGCTACTATAATTCCTCCTACTGGAAACGCTCAAGCACTAATACTTAAAGGTGCTGGTGCAGATACTGGACTTCCAATTAGTAAGTTGGACCCTTGCAGTATCTCATTTGAAACTGCACCTGTAAGTTTTGTTCTGAATGCAGGTGGTGTTATTAACCTGCTCAGAATAATGTGGACATAAGGAGATACTTTAGTGGCTGTAGTTGAATCTCAGGTAGCGGCGCTTGAACTTGAGCGCGTTATCCCGAAGATTCGCGTATTGTTTGAAAGAGATGATAAGTTCTACGCCAACATTAAGAAGCGCGACGTAGAAAAAATCTCTAACAGACAAATGCGTATTCCTCTGGAACTTCGTCCTGGTGGAAGCTTTCAGTATTTTAATGCTGATGGTGGAGATTTGGGACGTGGTGGCGGTCCTACTTTCGACAAGGCTGTTATTACTCCGGTATTCGTTTCAGAGAATATCGAGTATACAAAGCTCACTCAGTGGTCAACTGATGATGAGCGGAAAGCTGTTACTAATGGCGTTCGACGCCTAACAGCTACAGCATTGGATGAATTGCGTAGGCAGCTTGACGCACAAATGATGCAGAATGGAACCGGCGTTGTCGGAACCATTACTACTGTATCCACCACTGCTGGTGTTGATACTTATACACTTACTACCGATGGTTTTGGTGCGAGACTTGTAAGATTCGGCCAAACTATTCAGGTATTCGATACTACACTTGCAACACTGCGTGGAACAGGTCTTATCACTCAGTGGGACGTTGAGAATAAGACTATTTCTGTTACACCAGCTATTGCAGGTGCAGTTGCTACAGACGTAATCGTTGTAAACGGTATTGCTTCGCCTGCTTCTTTGCCTGCATTGTATGGTGTGCCATATCATCATTCTAATGCATCAGCGGGAACATGGCTAGGTTTTAGCCGTGCTGCAACTCCTGAAATTCGCGCCAATAGAGTTAACGCGAATAATGCTTCACTTGCACTACCATTTCCACGTCTTGCTATCAATAAGATTGGAAATAGAGTAGGCATTGACAATACTTTCAATCCTCGCGCTTGGATGCATCCCGCACAGGTTCAGGCATATGAGGAAATTGGACAGCTTGTAATCCTTATCACGAAGTCTGCCAAGGATGAAGCCTTGGATATGTATTTCGGTAATGGTAAGGGTGAAGGTATGCAAATGGCCGGTGCAAGAGTTACCGGCTCATTTAACTGGGATAAAACTAGAATTGACTTTGTCGTTGACGAAGTGTGGGGACGTGGTGAGATTCTTCCCATTGGATTCTATACAACTGATGGTCGTCGAATCTTTGAAATCCGCGGACCTTCTGGTGGTGTAACTACAGCCGACATCTTCTATATGGTGTGCGGTATGCAGACGTTTGTATCAAACCCTGCTGCCTGTGCATTTATAGACCAGTTGGCTGTTCCTACTGGATATTAACTATGCCTAGCAATGACCTCAATTTCAATACCCTAGACCTGCCGCAATCAGGAATTATGCCGAAGCCTGTTACTATTGCTTCGGCTGCTATTGTTGCACCATCTACATTCCTAACGTTCATTACAGGAACTGTAGCTATTGCAACTATTACTCCACCTGCTGATGGATGCCATATGTTGGCATTTGTCTTCACAACTACTACACCTACTGCATTTACCACAACTGGTAACATTAAGAACGTCGTAACACCAAAAACAAATTCCCCGGTCTTGTTGACGTGGAATCCCATTGAAAATAAGTATTATGCGGGTAGCTTGACTGTTACCCCTGCATAGGAGTAAATATGCTAGCCACGGTAAACATTTCAAAAGCATTAACCATCGGTGGTTGGATGACAGAGAAAGAATTACTGTGGCTAGCTTTTCAAGCTCAGAGAAGATTACATATAGTAGAATTTGGTTCATTACATGGACGTTCTACTCGCGCGATTGCAGATAATAATAATCCATTTGGTAAGATATGGGCAGTAGACCCTTGGGCTGGTGATTATTATAGTGAAGAAGGAAATCCTATTCCTATCTCTACATATGTAATGCCACAATTTATTCATAATCTTCAGGACCACATTAATCTTAATCATGTTGTTGCGGTTCGAATGTTTTCTTATCAGTTTTCGCTACCATACAAAATAGATATGGTCTTTATTGATGGAGACCATAGATATGAAACGGTAGTGAAAGATATTAAGAAAGCTTTCGAGCTATTGAAACCTGGAGGTTTAATATGCGGACATGATTATGGTCATCCTAATTGGTCTGGTGTAAAGCAAGCTGTGGATGAATATGTTGGAAAAATTCAATTAGAGGATACTATATGGTGGACAGAAAAATCTTAATCACTTACACTACTGGTGAAGAAGTTCGTAGACCAGATTTCTATGACTTTTTTAATATGTTAGATAAGCCAGAAGGAAGTGTTATTCTTCCTTCACATGATAAGTCACCTGCGCATGGCAGAAACGAACTAATTAAAGCTGCACAAGAGAATAAATGTGATTTTATTCTATTCATTGATGATGATATGGCATTTGGGCCAGATGCATTAGTCAAACTACTTGAACATGATGTTGATATTGTTTCTGGATTATATGTTGGAAGGGGATATCCTCATCAGCCTGTTGTTTTTGACTTAGCTGATGATGATGGTTCCTGTGCTCCAATGTATCTAATGGATAAACCACATTTAAAGCCAATTGTAGCTGCTGGATTTGGTTTTCTACTAGTTAAGACTGCTATTTTTGAATTTTTAGAAAAACCATATATTAGATTAGGTGAATTGAATAGTGAACAATGGTGTGACGATATTGGATTCTTTAATCGTGTTCGTAAGGCAGGAATCCGGTCATACTGTGATATGAATGTTACTCTTGGTCATATGGGTAGAATTACTGTATGGCCTGAATATAAAGATGGAAAATGGTATACTAAATATGATACAGGCGGAACAGGTGCAATTTTAACTCCACAGATTGCAGATAATGTTGAATATTCATTTAAGGATGAATAATGCTATATCCAACTCCCGAATCACTTCCCTTCGAAATAAAAGAAATCAATAAGCAACTAAAGGAATATTTCGGTATTGATACGGTTAGTAATGACCCTATTTGGCGTGTTTCATGGTCTACTGACCAATATGAAAAACGTCTTTCTGAATATACTCCGGAAGGACTTCAATTATTACATGCTGAGGTTCAATTACTTCCTAAATATCAACATTGTAGAGATAGATGGATTCTGGAAAGACTTGTTGGTATTCCTGAAATTCATGAATCAGAATTACCAAGTCAAAAGCAATCATATGAAAATATGCAAACTTTTGAACATGCGCGAACTAATCAAATGATTGTTCCTACGTTTCGTGCATGTAGATTTGTTGTCGATACTGTCTATGCCGCGATGGGTAAGAGAAGTATGCGTAGATATGTAGATGAAATGGCTGCAAATCCTAAAGAAGTTCAGGAACGTAATATTCAAGAACTAATGAATGAATTATTTGGAGATGAATCCGACTTACTTGGCAGAACGATTACAGGTGAAGCGGTGGCTTATACTGGCGAGCCCAAGATTAAAGCCAGTCAGGAGTAGATAATGTCTGTAGTAGGCGCATTTCCGGGAATGAATTGGAAGCGTATGACTATCCGCGGGGAAGTAAACCCTATGGATAAGTCTACTATTGTTTCTATTTGTCCATGTGTTTTGGATGATAGAAAATGTACTATTCAACCTGGTCATTTTCATCTAGACCCAGGCACTATGGTTAAACCATCTATTCTAGTTGTTGGTCCTAGTAGTTGGTGGAGAGATATTGACGAAGACCAACCATTATTGGAAATTCCAGTATCTTCAATTCAAGTTGCAAATTCCGTTGTAAGAGATTGGTGCAATGGAATTCTTGGCAGCAATATGAATGATGTTATGCCTGGTTTCTTTTATGTTACAGGCGAACATACTTCAGATGATATTAAGAAGAACTATTCCAAGAAATTAGAAGAAGCTGACCTTAAACAGAGAAAATGGTATCAAATGCTTATTAAACTAGCTGATTCACTTTGGGCACGTTCTAACGGAAATCCTCTCGCTATCAGTGATGATATGCGATTGGCTGCTCGCGAAATGAACGTAACTGCTAATAAAGATTGGATGAAAGACTTTAGTATGGTTGAAATGGTCCGCTGCAAGGCTTGTGGTTCTCTCAAGAATCCACTATATCCTATTTGCGCGGCATGTCATTTCCCAGACCCAGACCACCCTATGACAAAATCCCTTTTGGAAATGCGTTCCAAGATGGGTCCAAATCAGTAAGGATTTATGTCATCTACAGCAGATTTAGCAGCTTCGACGGTAATGGATGGTTCAGCAACGTTATTGAATGATTCTGCGAAATCAGTCTATACGTATGCTGCTCAAATTCCTTATCTTCGAATCGCTATGCAGGAGTTACAAGAGTATTTTGAGTTAAATAATATTCCTGTAACTCAGGAAGTATCTGCTGTAATACCTGTTAATCCTGGAGTTACAGCTATTACTTTTGATGCTGCCGGAACTGCTGCTAGTCCTAAATTACCTGATGATTTAGTAGAACCTGCACAAGTTTGGGAACGTACACACAATATTGACCCATTTATTCCTATGACTAAGCGTGATTATCTTCCGCATTACTTGGAAGGTATTCAGACTGAACAATATATTTATTATGTTTGGGAAGACCAGCAAATTAAGTTCCTCCCATCTATTTCGTTTAATGATATTAAAATTGATTACGTTCGTCAGATATTCAATAATATTCCAAACTTAGACCAGAATACTCAAATCAATGTAATTAATGCAACTACATTTCTTGAATATAGAACTGCTGCATTAATGGCAGAATTTATTGAGAGAAATATTACCAGCGCGCAGGGACTCAATTCATACGCTACTTTAGGTTTGGATAGAGTTACTGGAATTGGTGTTAAAGGTAGACAGAATATTATGACTAGGCGACGGCCTTTCCGTTCAGGATATAAGAAACGTGGTTGGATGACCTAATATTGAGACGTAGTAAGTTCTCAATAGGTGGAGGAGGTTTAGGTCAATGGCAGCTCCCGGTAAGCTATCTAGATTATCAGAAGAAATTGCGGCTACTGCAAATTCTATGGGTCCATTTAAGAGTGATGTTATCATTCTTACTGGAACCACTTCTATTCAGATTGTTGTTCCAATGTTTGGTGGATTTGTTTATGATTTGAATCATATTCTAATCCCTATTAGCGGTGCTGTTTCAATTATTGGTGGTGGAAACTTCGCAACTACAGGTTCATTACCTCAGAATAAGTTCTCTGAGATTATGTGGTCTAAGTCTCAGCAGTTGTGGTTCCCATCACTTAGCGCATAAATGGTATGACCATTTCCGTAAGAGACCATTCACCGTTCGTTGTAGATAAGTTTGGTGGTTTATGGCAAAGGGGTGACCCTGAGAATACGCCATTAGACCATTTTTCTGAAGCTAATAACTTACGGTATTTTGGTAATAACTCTTTCGGTTCTAGATACGGGATTGGACCTTCTCAAAATGTAGGCAGTCCCGTAGCTAGTATTTTGCGAATGTATAACTATCCTACTAATACTCAACAGACTATTCTTGTTCTAACTGCCGGTGGACAAATCTTTCATGTAATTGATTCAACTACTATTTTTGGACCTATTTTAACTATTCCTGCAATGACAGATTTTGGATTTGCTCCTTATGCAGGACGAGCATATATTACTCCTTTTACTACTGAACCCGCTGGAACTTCTGGATTAAATATAGAAAGAGGATTATCAGGTGACTTTGTATATGTTTATAAAGGTGACGGTACTGCTGCAAGACCCACAGGTGGAACTCCCCCATCATCAAATATTTCTGTCGCCAATGGTATTGCTGGTTTTAATGATGCTGGTGTGCATGTCTTTGGCTATGTGTACGAAACTGATACTGGATATCTTACACCACCAGGGGGGTTGGTTGCTTTTACTACTGATGGTGTCCACGCTGTTGACTTCACTGGCGTTGCTAATAGCCCTGATGCTTTCGTCGTTAAAAAACATATTGTTGCTTCTGCAGTAATACAAAATTTTAATGGTGATGTAACTGGCTATGACCTATTTTTTATTCCTGGTGCGACTATTAATAACAATACAGTTACAACTTTATCAGCTATTTCATTTTTTGACCAAGATTTATTTGAAGATGCTACTCATTTACTAGATAATTTTAATCATATACCAGCAGGCGTAGGTCTTTGTCTTTATCATAATCGTTTAGTGTCATGGGCAGAACATGACAATATATCGGTGGCTCGCGTATCTGCCGTTGGTGAGCCTGAAGCTATTAATCAAATTACAGGACTTCTTCTCGTCCCACCTGATGGTAATCCTCTTACTAATGGTGCTGAATTACGCGACGTTTTATATCTCACAAAGAGAAATAAAACCGTTGCCTTTGTGGATAACGGTGACGACCCTACTAGTTGGCAACTTTCTACTATCGATACTGGCATGGGAACTGGTGTTCATGGTATTGCGACTAATCTTGATTCTGGTTCAACGAATATTGACTACTTGATTGTAGCTACTTATAAAGGAATTACACTATTTAATGGTAGATATATGCTACCTGAATTAAGTTGGAAAGTTCAAGCATTATGGATTGCACAAAATTTTAAACAAAAGAATCGATTAATTCAAATGGTAAATGATTCAGTAGGACAAAATATTTATTGTGTTACAACTGATAGAAATGTTCTATATTGTAATTATATGAATGGTTTAGACCCAAAGAATGTTCGTTGGGCACCTTGGTCATTCAAAGTATTTATAAATACGTTATGTCTCGCAAACGTTAATGACCTTCTTTTTGGGACTGACCAAGTATGAGTTTAATCGTTCCAGACGTAGAAGAAGTAGAAGTTTTAACTAATACTTTAACTCCCGCTTTACATCTTAGGTTATTTAGTAATAACGTTACACCTGTGCATACGAGTTCTGCTGCATCATTTACAGAAGTAGCAGGTGGTGGATATGCTGCATTTCCATTAACTTTTGCTAATTGGACTATAGTTGCAGGAGACCCATCTCAAGCAACTTATAATTCAAATCAAATCTTTATCTTTACTGGACCTTCAAGTGCGCCAGGAACTGTTTATGGATATTATGTAACTAGAGATTCAGATGGTAAATTAATGTGGGCTGAAAGATTTCCACCTGCTAACGTTCCATTTGTTCCTATTGCAGGTAGTGAAATTCTTATTCTTCCTAGATATTCAGCACAGAGTCAATTTTAATGGCTATTCAATATTACATGAACTATGTCATCTATTTTTCAAATCAATCAGAGTATGCCCAAGCATTAGCAGCTTCAAATAATACTGGTTTACTATTAATGACTCCTCGCGGCGCAGCATCTCAATTTGGAATTCCATTTCCTTATCCTACTGGACCTATTGTAAGTATTCCAAAGGGAATTTATTTCATTCCTCCTTTTACTCCTGGTCTACATATTTTTTATCCAAACGATTCTGGTGTAGTAATTGACGATACTATTCTAAATACTAACGTTTCTGCTCAAGCTGGTAATCCTGCATCTATTTGGCCTGCACTTCCAACTAACGATGGAATATTTACTTGGTCTGGTAATATCATCCTAAATCACGGTGCTGGTGCATCATTAGCTCCACCTGTTACTGCCATTTCTAAACGTAGATGGCTTATGGGTAGAGAACTTTCAAATGGTTTAGAAATTATTCCTGTAGTTAATAATGGAACTTCTGCTGCATTTTGTCGAGATTCTTCGCGAACTATTGATGGATTAGGTTATCCATTTCGCGCAGGAACTAACTTTGCAAGTTTTGTTGTTAATACTAATATGCTTGGGGCTGTTACTAACCCACGCACTTCATGGGAACGTTTTTATTTTAGACTTAGGAAATTACCAACATTAGGAAATTTTGGAATATGGCGAACTCAAGGAACTGGCGGAACTGCTATAGGTATTGGATTAGCAGTATTTACTGATGGAACATTACGTGTTACTGACCCCTTAGGAACTAGTTTAGGAACTATTCTACAAGCTTCAGCAGGCGGACCACTTCCACAGTTTGAATTTAATAAGTGGTTCAGAGCAGACATTTTTGTTAGAATGAATGATAGTCCAACTCCTAGTTTTGGACATGTATTTTTAAACGGTGTAGATTTTGGTAATTTTACACAAGCTGGTGGATTTTCTACTACTCACGGTAGAAGTGAAGTAGGTAGATGGTTAGACCCTGGCACTGATAATACTTTTGAATTAGATTTTGACGACTGGAGAAATTCAGAACTTCCTTCAAATGTTGACCAAAATACCCTTGCATTTACTGATTCTAATTTTCCTATTGATTTTCAACTTGGTTCTCATATG